TATTAGTTGGTTGACCTATTGATCTTAAATCTGTTTGGTCTAATGCTGCATTTATTGAATGGGCTGAAGAAGCACTACCTATACCAGAAGGAGCAGATAGATATGCTTGTTCTCTTTCTCCTTTTCTAAATGCCCAGCCAAAGTTGTTAAAATTGTATTTTAGTACGTCTCCTCTTGCTGATTTAGGGGGAGATATTATAACTGCAGTAGCTGAAGTTGTTATTCCGCCACCATTTGTTAAAGTTGCCTGAGTGCTACTACCTATAGTTGAAATTGTGTCTACTAAGTCGATTGAAACGTTAGCAGAAGAAACTGTTTTTGCAGGAGGACTGTCTACTCTTACATGAGTAACATTTATAAATTGAGTTATTTGACCTGCATACTCTGTGCCGTCTTTACCCGCTCCTTCTATTCTAATAAATTGATTTAATGGTTTTGCTTCATCTCTAATATCATCTGCTGCAAAGAAAGAAGTGGCAGTACTAATAATACTATTACCTGCGGAAGTAGAAGCATTTGTAGCTCTTTTCTTACCTGCTATTACAGATATGTATCTTTGTCCTTGTGCAGTAGTAAGATTTTCAAATACAGCTCCACCGCCTTGGTCTGTTACTATCCTACTTGTTGCATTATAAGAAGCATTAGGAGTCCTAAGTAGTTGAAAATAAGTACCTACATTGGCAGATGCTGCAGGGTTGCCGTCAACTATAATACTGTTTGGTCCGTTGACTAATCCCTCAATCGGGCCTTCAGACACAGCATCATATATGACAGCAGTTTGATGTCTAGTAGATTTTGTTAATTTATTATATCTGGAGTTTCCTGCCATTATTTTTGTTCCTCTGTAATTAGAGCGTCATTACCGCCACCACGGCCTCCGCCACCAGAGCCACCACCTGCTGAACCTCCACCGGTTCCTCCTGAATAGCTACCTGAGTAAGTTCCATCTTTCCTTCCGAAAGTGAATCCATTACTTGCAGTAATTTTTGTGTCTGTAAATCCAAAGTTTATAGGTGCACCGCCTACTTCTAACTTACCATAAGCTAGAGGCACTGGTATACCTACTTTGGCGTTATTAATCGGGCCTTTAAATAGATTTGATTCATCCGATTCATCATCGGGCATTTCTGGAGTTAACATGTCTACTATTCCTTTAAGTGCAAGTAGTCCTCCTCCAACTATAAGTGCTACTCCGATAGCTGTTGTTGCTCCAAAAGTAAATACTCCTAGTATTATGAGTGCTACTCCTAGTAACGCTTTTAAAAAGTCTGCTCCTTGAGGTAAAGGAGTAACAATTAAATCATCCTCTCCTAGGTCACCGTGTAAATTATCATAATCAAGAAGTTCTGAGCCTTTTGCAACATGAAACTCTATACCTTTATCGGTACAGTCTAATAAATATTTTCTAACACCACCTTTCATTTGGTCAATAGCGTGCATAGCTTCATGAACATTTTTACATACGAGTTCATGCTCTTTTCCAAAGAGTTCTCCCATTCTTCCTAATAATATTATCTTTCTTTTCATTGTGGTTCTAAAATAAATACCTCTTGTTGTGGGTAAGATACAATCATATATGGTATACCTACCGCATTACAGTTGTCAATGTCATACTGACTTGGACGACATTCCGAGTCATAGTGACTATGGACAACATATTTTATATTCGAATTGAGTTGATGATGTATGAACAGTTTTGCGTCAATTTTAAACTGTGAAATATCTTCGTGGAGATTTTCACTCGGAATATATTTTTCCTCATTATCATCTACTATAACAAGTCCACAACATTCTCCTGGAGCAGCTGATTTTGCATGAGCAAATATATCAGCTATCATTATGAGAACGCCTTGGCTGCTGGAAATCCTCCAAATGGTAACTCAGCACTAGTGTCTGTGCTAGATTTTCCAGTTGTGCTAGTATTTGATGCGTCTTTTGGTATAAATCCAAATCTCATCTTACATCCATCTAAACTTTTACTACAAGTATCTCCTCTTGACCAGTAAATACCAAAATCTGGTTTTGTACTTTCACTTGGTTTCACAGCTTTCCACATAATTACTTTATTATATGTAGGGCTAGAAGATACATTATCTGTGAATATTACATAATCATTATATCTATCATCTGAATATGTAAAATATTCTGTGCCATGTGAATATGTTGTATATGTTCTCACAGGCTTAAACTTACTATTTGATAAACTTATTGTACCTGGGCTACTAGTAGTTTCTGTAGCCTGCCAATACAACGCATTAGTAACACTTGTAGTTGTTCCATTTGCATTAAATCTCAATGCAGTTGTATTTGTTTTATAATAAGCATCTATTGTAATACTAGCTGGAGTATTACTTGCTGTTAAACTGCTAACAACACTTGCTGGAATGATATACTCATCATCTACATTTGTATATACTGTGTATTCTGTTCCACCGTTTTTAATAGGCTTATATTTATTATCTACATTCCAAGTACAGCCACTTTGTGCTTTTTGGTACTCTTCTAAATGGTCACTTGCTCCCTGATACATAAAGGGACATCTATTTGCTACAATAGAACGACCTGGTAATTGTATTCCACTTAAATCAAAAGGAGAAGCAAGTTCTAAAGTTACTTGTATCTTAGTTCTTGATTTAATTCTATCTATGTACCATACTTGTCTAGGAAACTCTACTGGTGGACTTGCATCCCCGCTTTCTCCATACAGATATTTCTTAAGAGTAAGTCTGCGAATTACCTTTAGTCCAACTAAAGAGTCGTATTCTGTAGTTCCTATTCCGCCACTAAATGCTGTAGTTGCATTTGCTATTGAGACAGTAGGCTTTGGTTGCGCTCCATCGTTTTTAGTTTCAAAACCATCTGCTTTCATTGGTATAGGAGTGTACGTTCTAATAGTACTATTATCAGTAAAGTCTCTCATTTGAACGCTCGTCAAATCAGAATCAACACCTGACATTACATATATGTAAGCATTTTTAGTATACTCTATTTCAAAAAGTTGTACCAGTTCTGAGCCTGGATCTAGCTTTTGTAAATCTTTTATTATAATCTTTTCTGTCATTATGCTTCGTAAACTCGTCTTGCTGTTGCTTTTAAGTCATAGTAGTCGTCATACTTCCAAGTTTGATTCCATTTTTCTATAACCACTTTTACTGTTTCTTCATTCCCACTTTCATTAGTATTTGCAAAAGTATAATCAAAAGCTGTTGCTCCTTTCTTACTTGCAAAGAAATCTACAATATCATCAATTTCATCTTTAGGTCTATTTACAAAAGCAAGTTCAAAAGATTGCTTAGTATTATTTATACCATTTGCAATTCTTTGCTCATATCCATCGCCGAACTCTGCTTTAAATATTACAGTTTCGTTTGATTGTGTAAAACCTCTATCTGGTCTTACAACTCCTAATGATCCACCTACGTTAAATCCTAATGCCATAATCTTATCCTGTTGGGTTTAATATTCCGCCTGGAGCTTGTTCTTTCATAATGGTTGACATTACAGAAGCGTTAATTGCTTCTGCTAGTGCTGAACCGCCATCTGCTGTTACATCTGCACTTGCTCCTGAGCCATCAATATTTACATTTATACTTGTATTGTTTGTTGCGTTTGTGCCTCTTCCTAAATCTACTGGTATGCTCTTATTATCTGGTAGTGGTACGACTGCTTCATTTTGTTTTCCTTCTCCAACTAAGTATGTTGGTTGAGTTGCGATTCCACCTTTAGCATATCTTGGCATAATACCACCGTTTGCTAAACCTATTGGCATTTTGTTTCCAATGAGTCCGCCTTTTGCGAATGGTAATATAGATAGCAATGGGCCAATACCTGGTATCATTCCTAGTAACGGTTTTAGGAGTCCCATCATACCTCCACCGCCACCGCCGAGTAATCCACCTAAGATTCCTCCGCCAGAGCCACCCATAAGTCCTCCAAGAAGTCCTCCAGTTCCACCACCACCAAGTAATCCTTGTAGTGCGCCACCGATACCGCCTTCTCCCATAAGGTTACTCATGAAGTTTTTCATCATGCCACCTTCTCCAAACATATCTGCAAATAAATCGCCAAATAAAGAGTTAGCACCGCCTTCTCCTTTTCCAAAGAGACCAGTACCATCACCTTTTAAAAGACCCATTAAGTTACCACCAAAAGTATCTATAGTTTTACCTAAATCTCCAAACATTGCTGAGAATCCTGTACCACCAGTATTTTTTCCTTCGGTTACAACTTCTTCTATTTCTCCGCCAATAGTTTTTCCTGTTTTCTCATCTACCTTAGTATCTGTACTATCTGTAGCACCGCCACCAACAGTTGAACTCATAGTTTTACCGAAAGCTGCCGCGTGATTTAATAATACTTGTTCTAGATTAGTAACATGGTCTACAAGAGCACTTTTCATCTTCTCTTCAGGACTTAGTTCTGTTTCTATCCCCATTGCGTCTTTTGCTTGTTTAAGAAGGCCTTGGAGTCCTTCTGTCATAGGTCTCATAATTACACCTGAGATTTCATCTGCAACTGCTCTCTTCATTGCCATTCTTACTGCATCAACAGCTTGATAGGCTTCCTTATCGCCCATCAAGAAGTCAGATAAACTCTTTGTACCTGCTGAGTCAAACGCTTCTGTAAATGCTTTTCCAATTCTATGAATTATATTTATTTGATTTTCTAATAGTTCTAATTCAGTCATTTTATCTCTAATTCTTTGTTCTTGTACTTCTTCTAACTGTCTTTCGCCAACTGTTAAAGTTTCGAGTGATTTAATTGCCTGGTCTCTTTCGTATTCATCAAGCATTAATTGTTTACTAATCTCTTTTCTTAATCCTAATATTTTATTTTCTATTTGTGCAAACTTATTGTTTCTAGTACTAAATTGTCCAAGTATTTTATTTGCATTTGTTATCTGAGCATTTAACATCTTTGTTTGATGAACAGCTTCACTAATATCTGTTACCATGCCTTGTGTACCAAAAACTATTCTTTGAACATTTTCTGCAGTACCAAATGTTTCTCCATTCATTTCTGCTGAAGCCATCATAAGTTCTTTTAACTTATCTTCAGTCATACCTAATTGTTGAGCAATTCTAGTTATGTATTGCTCATTTATCATAGTTTCGTTTCCAAACTTTTTAAGCTCAGCTACAGTTGTTTTTAATTGAGTTGCTTGTTGTGCAAAGCCGTCTCCTAACGCTGCAGTTGCATAAGATTTTCTTAAGTTCTCCATATTTTCTGTAGCTTGTTTTAAATACTCAGGTAAGTTTCCTTTGCTAGTAAACTTTGTTACAATATCCTCAAACTCTTTCATAGTTTCTGCATTTTGTAACCCTTCTACTGTAAAGTCTTTTAGTTCTGGAATCATTTTTTGATAGGATGATAATAGATTTTGAGTAGCTACTTGACTCATTCTGTATTGGTCACTTTGTAGTATTTTTGCATTAGCATCTTTTATAGCTTGTTGTTCTGATGTTTCTACTTCTGCATTTGCTAATTTATAAACTGAGTTTAGTTTTTGTATATCTCCAAGTAATCCTGAAGTTCCTAATCTTTTTGAAAGTATAACAGTTGATTTTGCCGTACCATCGTAGCCTATAGCACCTTCCATAATTTGTTCATTAAGCGATCTTAATTTCTTTCTAGTCTCATCTGCTGAAGTTTTAAAAGCATCCATTTTATCTTTTGTTTCAGTAATAAGAGCTTGTTTATCTCTAAAATGGTCTGCACTTTTTTCTAAGTTATTAGCAACACCCTCTAAACCTTTAGCCATTGCGGCTGACCCAGGTATAAATCTTCCTATGCCTGTTGTCAAAAAGTTTGCAATAGACTGAGCCATTTTTGCTATGCCTCCTAAGACTGCTCCTATTATCCCATTAAAGTTTTGAAATACAGATACAAGTCCTTGAATAACAAGAATAATTATACCAATTATACCTGCTTTACCCATAACTGCATTTGCTGCAGTTCCAAGTTTTTGAAAACCTACAGTTAAGAAACCAATCATTTTACCCCCAGCAAACTTAATACCATTAAAAGCCATTGTAAAGCTACCTTGAACAATACCTGCGGTTCTTGCGGCTACTCCCTGGAAACCCTTCATAGACATTTTTTGTTTTGCAAAAGAAAGTTCTAATGAACGAACAACTGCTATATCTTTACCTTTAAATATACCTCTTACGATCTGGCCATGTTGTTGATATTGTTGTTCTGCTGATTTAAGAGCTTTTGATAAGTTTGCTTTGTCTGTTCCTGACATAGTGCCCCTAGCAGCTCTTTTTAATACAGGAGATTTACTTCCTCTTGATAATTTTTTAGCGGCACTTTGAGTATCTGCTGCTGCAGCTTCTGGACTCATAGTAACACTACCAACAGCCGCTTTTATTCTTGCGGCACTGGCTTCGGTTGAAGAAGCTAATCTTTGATTTAGACTTTCTATTTTACCTCCAAAAGACTCAAAGTCAACACCGAGTGCTCCTAGTATTTCTGTTCCCATTGATTTTGCAAAAAGACCAATAACAGCTATAGCTGCTACAATATTTTTATTTAGAACTGATGATATAAAATTAGCGAGTGGCGATATGACTCCAAGAATGGTTTGCATTAAGTCAGAAAAAGTAGTTGCTAACTGATTTAATTGGTTAACTGGTACCCCATCTCCTAATGCTCCAAAGTTATCATTTGCTTGCCTTAATGTTTCATTTAAAACAGCTTGGGACTTTTCAAATGTTGTTAACTCTTGATAGTTTTTACCGATTGCTTGTGCATATCTACGAGCAGCAGTTTCCAGCCTTAGTGTAATACCAAGTTCGTCTAAT